ATATATAATTAAAAATATTATAAAGTAGTAAAGGCGTGATTATAAATTAATTATAATGGGAAGTGAGTCTAAGAATAATATGCAAAATAAAATAAAAGAATTTCAACAACCATATTTATATAGATTAAAATCAACAAATGAAGAAGACGAGGATTATCGTTATAGATTATTAAGTAATTTATTATTTTCACCGTATGATGAAAAAGACCCTGAATATTTATATTTTTTTGGTATTATACCATGTGAATTAATCCCATCAGCATATATACCATTAAATTATAAAAATCATTCTAAAAATTTTTATAGATTATCTAAAAATGATAAATTTGTAGAAGCTCATTACAAAGAGACTTACAATAAAATTCTACAAGGCGATGTTGAAAGAGATTTTAGCTTTGACGATAAAAAAATAATTAAGGAAGAACTCAAAAATATGCTAACAAATTTTGAAAGCAACGACTCTATTTACAATTTTAATTATTTACCTATGACAATAAACATAATAATTCTATGGACTATTGTAATATTTATGATAATGTATATTTCTCTTTATTATTATGCTCAAATATTCAACTATATTCTCGCTATAACAGTATCCGTATTATTAGTCCTTTCTATAATATGGAAAATGATATACACATTACAAAATTAATTATTATTTTTTTATCTATAATACCAATAAGGAAGTATTAATATTAATTATGGGTAAAATCAAAGACAAAGATAGAATGAAATTTATTACTTTATTTAATAAATTACAATATGAGAAACCTATTGACGATCCTATAATTACCGATTCATTTGCTGACTATTTAATTGACGATATTGATTTAAAAAAAATGGCTCCGGAACGATTTAATTATTATAAAGATTTGATAGCTATTTTTAACAAAAAACCACGAACATTATATAATATTCTAAAAAAATATTATAGATTTCAAGATATGACAAATAAGGAGAAAAAATATCTTAATAAATTATCATTTTATGACGCCGATAAAGAAACGTTAGAGATCGATGATTTGCATGATCTTGAACAAAAAATTGCTAGTGATAAAAATTCAGGAGATATTATTAGAAAATTTTTAAATAATATAAGAGAAGACATCAATAAGCAGGGTGGCAGTAGTAATGAAAATAAAAGCGAACATACGGGTGGTGATGGTGGTGATCCAGATTATAAGGAATCGGCATTTAGAAATGCTTTAAAGAAAAACTATGGAATGACCAATATCAACTATTTGAATACTAATATATCTAAACCTACGTACAAGGAAGGTGACAACACCCAAGATGATAAAAATACTGTTGACGCGAAAAATAATGCAATGGAAAAACGATATAAAAATCAAAACAAACTTGTTAAAATCGGTCAAGAAATAGATATATATAATGATGGTGAATATAATACAGGCCAAATTAAACAAAAAATATTAAAGTTTGAAAATGACCCCGAAAATCCATTGAAAGAATTAGATATTAAATTTGACGATAGAATCGTTTTTATATTTTCTACATTTTTCATCAGATATGTTACACTTGTATTAATAAAATGGTGTATCGATATAAATATTATAAAAACATTTGAAGAAGGCTTTTATTATTACGCTGCTATTTATTTAACTATATTTTGGTTTATTGTTTTGTTTGTTAATATTGATAATTCAACACAAGTTGATTACATGAACTTTGACGATTTTATGAATAGTATTAGATCAGTATTTTATTATTATTATATGGGTACAAATGGAATAACTAGATTATTTGTTCATACATGTTTAATAATTGTATTATTAATGATACCCATTATATTAAACATTAGAAAGAAAAATGATTTTGAAGAAGATGACGATGGTGACGATAGCGAAATTGTACATTATGACGAAAGAAAAAAATTAATAAAATCGCTCTCATTATTTACTATATATATATGGGTTTTGACAAGTATTATCGCTACTAAATTCTAATAAAAGATATATTTATTTAGTTTAGAGAGCATATAATATATGGATGAAGATAAACGAGCAACGGCATTAAATTCCATTACTACTGTTGGAAAAAAATATATATCATTATCAGATGGCACTAAAATTGGAAAGAAAGTTTTAAAGGATTTAAAAAAATTGATGGAATTGGAATTGCGAGAAAAATACAAAATTGTTAAAAATAAATGGAAAGTCGTTTCTGATGAAAAAGATAAAGGTAGTAAAAACGTACTTATTGCAGATAATTATTATAAAAAAGTAGAAGATGTTAAATTAATCAAAAGAATTACTGACAAATATACAAGTAACAAAGCAAAAGCCAATACCATAATAACTAAACAAATATCTGAGAGGGAGTTGTTATTAAATACTAAAGGTATTGACCCCGATGATGATAATTTGTTAAAAGAATTAAATAAAAAAAAAAGAGAGTTGGGAGAATTAGTTGAAATAGATTATATTACAAAAGAGACAATATCATTTAATAGTATTATAGATGCTGGTAGCGTGTATTTTTTACCATATGTTGTAATAAATGATGATCCAAAAGATATAGCTGTTATTATCAATGATAAAAAAGAGCTTGATAAAATATTCAGAGAAAAACATTTTAAATCATTTGACGATTCAGTTATATTAGAGTTTTATAATGAAATAACAACAAAACTATCAGATACAAAGGATTACATAAGGAAAACTGATGTAAATATTAGAAAAGATATAATAGATGATTTATATAAAAAGCTCTTTGCCATATATGATATAAAAGAGCACAATTTAAAAAATAAGGAAAGTTATAAGAAACAGATAAAAGATGAATATATTAATAAAAAAATAGCACGAAATAACAGTTTATCTTTTGGTGGGGCGCCCTTCTTAGAAAACACGAAAAAAGCTTTCGGAACCATTGGAAAAGCGATGACTTCTTCATCTTATCTTAGCGATAAAGCGAAGGCGGTGGCAAGGGGTGCCAGAACAGGCACGAATAAGGTATTTAAAGTTGCTAAAAAAGTAAAAGGAGGTCTACGTAATAATCCATTAGTCATGGCAGCAAACTTAATAAACAAGCGCGAAAAAAAAAAAGCACAATTTAATGATGCTGACAAGGCTGTAATGACTCTTTTTGAAAATCTTGGTACACCAGATAATTTAAGCATAGACGTTTTAAAAGACTTGGTCAATAACTTAGACAAAAATAGTAGATATAAAAAGGATATTGAAGCGCTTATTGGATTCAATCAAGCTATTTTAAATGCAAATGAAGAGTCAAAAAATAACGATGCAAATGAACAAAGCGAACATAAAAGAACCACTTCCAAAGAGTTTATTGAGAAAGCTCTTGGAAAATATAAAAAATTGAAAAAAAGTTTTATGGAGAAGGTAGCCAGTGATAAAAAAGCAGTAGATGAACAACTTCAAGAAGGAGCTGATAAAGATTTTATTAAAGCTACTACATTCAATGAAATAGTTGAAGCAGATTATAGTTACATTGAAAATGTCAAGGGACTTTATAGTTATTTACAACGCATTGATGTAGAACAAACAGGTGGTGATCCACTATATGATATAAAAAAAACAGGAAACCCAGATGATAAAGAAGCGGGTGCGACACCATATGATTTCTATAAAATATTAAAAGAAAATTACATTGAAATAGTAACATTGTATTATAAGTTAATTGATGCTGCTGGTAAAGAAGAAGACCATTATAAATTCATTTATAAATATGATGGTATTCAAGAACGGAGTAACAATGAAGATACCTCTAAATCAATTGGCGATAGTGTAAAAAAAAATACTGGATTTGATAAACGTGTAGCTGCTCTTGAATTTATAAGAGAACATTTGAAAGAATATTTACCAGACAGCGCGGGGATCCCGAAAATTATAAACAAAGGAGATATCAAAACAAAGGTGCCCAACATCTTTACTACTTTAATTGATGAATGTAAAAAATCCAACACGGATTTTACTCATGATATACCAGCAAGTAACGGTATGACTGGCTTACAAGAAATATTTCTTCTTATTTTAGATTATGATATTGGAAAGCAAGAAGAAATATTTGATAAGTCATTATTGGGAAAAACAAATACTTTATTATCAAATCAGAATGGTTTGCGATGGCAAGACAATGGCGACAAAAACGAAACACTAAAAAAAGCAATAGAACTTATAGCAAACAGCGAAAAAAAAGGACAAGATTTGGTTCACGAGTTGAATTTGCAATTAAACCCAGGAGAAAAAGGTGAAATAGAACGCAAGAAGGCGTCAAATGAGGCAACGGCATTAATTAATGACTTAAAAGAAAAAATAAGATTACTTGAATCAAGAATTGAAGTTTTAAAAATAATAGAAACAAAATTGCCAATAGAATTTAAAAAAATATACAAAACAATATCTAAAATGAAAACAATACCACAGTCAACGGAATATGAAGACTATATTTATAATATTTTAAAAGGCTATAAAATAAATTTTTTTGAAAAAGATAAGGAAACTGATAAAACTGATAAACATCCTATTATTAAAGAGATTAAATCAGAAAAAGCACAAGTTGAAGATAAACTAAAAAAATTGAGAAGTGAAGTAATTGAACAAGAAAAAGAAAGGAGAGCGGAAGTTGATATTCTGAAAGCTCAGGGTAGGGGCTATGATCCGCAATATGTTAATGTTATCCCGCAAATTCCGACTAAAAAGGGAGGGGCCTATGATAATGGTATTGATACAGATAAACTTAAAATAGATTTAAAAATAGATAAAGAATCCTTAATAACCAGGCATAAAGATTTTGATAATTTTGTGTCTCGTGATGATACTAATTCCACTAATTTACATCATTTTATGGAGGAATTAAAAGAGAATGTTGAACATCTTGAAAATGATGACGGTCAAGATAATGGCGCGGGCAACAATAAAATTGATTCAGACCATGAAAAAGGGATATACGAAGATATATGGAATGATTACCGGTATGCTGTAACTAACCCAACTAATAAAGGCGAATATAAATATCTAAATGACTTACTTTTTTTAACAGAAGGAGAGAAATTACATGATCGTGTTATACAAAGTGATTTAGACCCCGAAATTGTATTAAAAATAAACTTTCGCGACAAAGCCATATATATATTTCTTATATTTTTGATAAGAACTATAAATATAATAACATTAGAATTTTTTATAGAATATAATTTAATACAAAGCCTACAATATGCTATTGTATTTTATGGTTTTATGTATTTGGTAATAATTATATTTTTAATAGCGATAGTTAATTACGATTCATATAAATTGAGAATTATATTTAACTATCTAAATATGCACATTAATTCTCCTAATTTGTTAGTGCAAAATGTATTATTTATAATATTTATTATACTTGTATATATATTAGTAAAATCTGATGATTTCTTAAAGTATTTTGGTGAATTATTAGATTTTACTAATATATATTATTATATATATAACTATACTAAATCGCTTGATGATGATTATTATACCAATTTGACACAAAATGAAAAATTAAAATTATTATATAGAATTGATATAATATCAATGATAATATTTATATTCTCTGCATTTTTAGTATTAATATTATAATTTCGGACAATAAGACATCATAATGGTATATTGTCCCTTATAATTTAATAAAGAAGAATTCATTAATATTTTTTTTTCTATATTTTCAATATATACACTTAATATATTATCAGCTATATTTAGGACCTTACCTTGAATATTATCGCCCAAATTAGTTTTAATCAATATATTATCATATTTATTTATCAATGAAACGCCGAAACTATCATATTTCATTTTATCGCCATTATTGATAGTTAAATCATAGATATTGTTGAGATTATCTTCGACTTCAATAATATCTATATTATCTTGCCCCATATCTAGATCATTATTTAAAAAGTCTGTGAAACTAATATGCCAATTTTTAGCAGTTATCAATAATATATTATCGCTATTTATATTTTCCCAAATATCCCATGCATTTTCATTTGAACTTGTTTTTAAAATAAATATAATTTTTTGAGCGTGTTTATTATTATTTATCGTCATTGTTACAAATGATGTTTTATATTTAATTAATTTGGGTAATAATAATCTGTCTATTTTTATATTGTTTTTAAGTAAATCTATATTTATGGTAAATGATAGTTTATTTCTATTGGGATTATTACACCAATCGCGATTATAACTATTGATTACAATATTTTTATAGATAACCTTAGTTTTCTCTCTCGATAAAACTTCTAATTTTTCTAGTATTTTTACGTTAAAATTTATAGGATTAGATTGTTGAATATATGATTCTTGTTTGGATTCTTTAACTTCCGATTGTTGTTTTTGCAGATTCGCAAGTGAATTTGCAACACTGCGTTTCTCTTCTAATTCTAAAACTTTCAATAATAACTGTTCGCTATCATACTTCATACTCTCGTCTTTTTCTTCGGTTTTTATTATTTCAGGTTCATTTTGCCTATTTATTATACCGTCATAATGTTCTTTTATTTTGGATAATGCTATTTTATTCAATTCCATGAGTTTAACAATTTTTTTTATAAGAATAGCATCAGAACATATTGATTTTATTATACTTTTTGTAATATTAATTAGGTCATTATCATTGGCATCAACATTACTATATTTATCTTTAATCATTTTACTTGCAGCATTAAAAATCAGATTGATATTTTTATCAGATTTAAAATCATCTATTACACTCATTATAACTTAATAGTTAATAATAGAAAATAGATGATAAAAATAACACATTACAAATTAATATTTCTATCGCTGAGATGTTTTTGAAGATTTGGGCGATATAGATACTTTCTATTTTCCTCCATTTTTTTATCATTTATATTTTTATCATTTACAATACAATGCCTAAAATCGGGGTCCTCATATGGTGATTTTAGCTTTAATTGTTTATATTTGAGCAATGCATTTATCCATCTTATTTGATAAGCCATTGAAAACATACCACATTCGGTATTTTTCATTTGATGTTTTTTATCATTAGTTGTTATTGCAAATGTGATTTTTGGATATTTTTGCGCTAATTGTTTTTTGATATTTAATATGAACTTTTTAATATAATGGGGCATTGATATTGCATTACTATCATAATAATGAGCCCCATAGGATTTATTTTTAGGGTCTATAATAATAAATGTAGATGTCCAATGAGAACCACTTTCATCGTGTTTATCTAAATTTGTTATCAATCCTAAATATTTAATACCTTTACTATTATATTTTTTTAAATCTAATGAACATATTTGGCTATATAAGCATCTGCCGAATTTATCTTCCTCTGAAAAATCTATCGGAAAAACACCCAAAAATGCATAACAATATCTCTTTTCATTATTATATTGTATCATTACATCATCTATATCGTAATTTGATAACCATTCTATCGGGTTTTTATACCACTGTGATGGCATTTCTGGGCGTAACTCTGTTTTTTCAATAAGTTTAATATTTTGTCGCATTTTAGGATCTTTCGTTAGACGTCCAATAACACCAGGCCAGCACCAGTATTGCTTATCATCGCATATTGATTTTATGCGTTCATTAAGTAATTCTGACAATTTTTTTGCACTAAATGTTTTTTTATACTCTATTTTATTTTCACGACAACAATTCCATGCATCTATTAACTTTAATAAGGTTGTTTTTTTAAATAATGTAGGAGTCTTTGCGTTTTTAGGGCTATTATATTTTTCTATTTTTGTTGACATAATTTATATTTTTTTACAAATACACCTACCATATATAAAGATAAATAAAAAAAATTGTAATCAAATATGTATAAAAATAAAAATTGATATATATATAAAGCAAATTAAATTTTAAAACAATGGGTATAAATGAAGATTTACGTCAATTCATTAATAAACACAAGGTTGAAAAGGGAAAACCTTACACCAATACAAGCATAGGATCACCAAAAGTAAGTCTTTATATTCCCGAAGAATCCTATGAAAAATTTATTAATTTATACAGTTTAGCCCTTACCAGTGGTGTATCATTACATTTTACAGAGAAACCTACTATACCAAGTCCATTGCGAGTTGACCTTGATTTCCGCTTTACTATACCCGATGATAAATCGGGTATTTATAGTTCCCATAATTCCAATTCTTCTTTAAATGATAAGAAAGTATATGATAGAGTATATACTTCTGAGAACATATTCAGAATAGTTGATGCATACTTTAAAATAATCAGTAGTTTTTTAGATGTAAAAGAAAAAGATGCCGTTGCTTATGTTATGGAAAAGCCTAATCCAGTAGAATTTAGAAATAAGCTTAAAGACGGAATTCATATTGTATTTCCACATATTATAGTTGAAAATAACACACAACATTTCATAAGAAGAAAGATACTTGATATGTCTCCTGAGATTTTCAAGGAATTACCTATATGTAATGATTTTGATTCTATTGTAGATAAAGCTATAATTGACACCAATTGCTGGCAAATGTATGGTAGTCGTAAACCAGATTGTGATGTATATCGTGTTTCTTGTATATATAATTATAATAATGGGGTTACTAATCGCATTGAATATGAATTAAATGCAAGTGATGAAATAAAACATATCAAATTATTCTCTATGATTAAACGAGGTAATTATCCTGATATTGTTAAAGAAGAGTTTAAAACAGAAATTAGTCAGTATAGCAAACATATATTACCCGCGATTGATCAAAAACTTAAAAGCAAGGTACAAAATAATATTTTTGGCAAATCTCTTAATGTTAATAGAGCTTATGTTTCAGAAGATGAATTGGTATTTGTTAAAAGATTAATAACAGAATGTTTGGCACCAAGTCGTGCAGATAATTATACTGATTGGATTAATTTAGGATGGGTCCTACGCAATATTGATTATAGATTGCTTGAAATGTGGATTGAGTTTTCCAAAATTAGCAGCGCATATATTGAAGGTGAATGTCAGCAACTATGGGATAAGATGCGCAAAGACAATATGGGATTGGGAACTCTAAGATGGTGGGCCAAACAAGATAACTCTATTAAATATAATAATGTAGTTAATACAGCAATTATTAAATATATTGACGATGCGCTTGGTAGTGATGGCGCACATTTCGATATTGCTTGTGTTGTGCACGCAATATATAAAGATGAATTTAGGGCTATTACAAAAGATGTATGGTATAAATATGATAAACAGCGGCATAGATGGTGTAAGGGTAGAGAAGGTTTGGAATTACGCAAGTTATTGAGTATTGATATATGTAGAAGATTTATGGAACGTAGTAATTATTATAATGAATATAGCGACGACCCTATTCAGCGCGCTATAAATGAGGAGAAAAGCAAAAAATGCTTGAAGATCGCGACGCAACTCAAAAATTCTAGTTTTAAAGATTCTATTATGAAAGAATGTAGGACTTTGTTTATTGACGAATCATTTGAAGAACTTCTAGACAGTAGGTCGCATCTGATTGGTTTTGATAATGGTGTATATGATCTTAAAATGCATATGTTTAGAGATGGGATGCCAGATGATTATATATATTTATCGACAAAAATAAATTATATAAATTATAATCCCGATTGTCCAGAAATTAGTGAGATAAATGATTTCTTTGCTAAAATATTTACTAATAAAAATTTGAGAAATTATGTTATGGATGTATTAGCTTGTATTATTGATGGTAGTATTGCACAAGAAAGATTTTATATCTTTACTGGTCAGGGAAGTAATGGTAAATCGCGATTATTAGATCTTATTCAAAAATCCATCGGTGAATATTATTGTATTTTACCAATTGCTCTTTTGACTCAAAAACGAGCTGCAAGTAATGCTGCACAAAGTGAATTAGAAAGAACAAAAGGTAGAAGATTTGCTGTCATGCAAGAACCCAGTGAAAATGAAAGATTAAATATTGGTCTAATGAAAGAACTTTCAGGACAGGATAGAATCCTTGTTAGAACCTTATTTAAAGAGCCTTATGAATTTAAACCACAATTTAAAATGATATTAACTTGCAATGAACTTCCGGAAGTACCAAGTGATGATGGTGGTACTTGGCGTCGTATCAAGGTGTGTAACTTTTCGAGTCGTTTCTGTGAAAATCCTAATCTTAGTAAAAATGAATTCCATATGGATTTGGAACTATCTGACAAGTTCGATCGCTGGAAAGAAGTATTTATTGGTATGCTGATTGAAAGACATAAAACTATTAACCCATCTTCCATCGCAGAACCTAGTGAGGTTAGGGTTGCTACTGAGAGTTACAAACAAAATAATGATATTATCGGGCAATTTATTAATGAAAGAATCATTATTGATCCCGAAATTAGAGAACCACGAATTCGTATTGATAAACTTTATAATGATTTCAGAATTTGGACTGTTTCCAATGTAATAAAAGGTAAAAAATGCCCTGATAGAAATCAGCTTAAAGCATATTTTGAGAAAATGTTAGCAACTCCTTATGATGTTAAAGGTTGGCGAGGTATCGGATTCAGACTCGAAGATGATGACGATGAAGATTAAATAGCTTTTCTATTGCTATAATTATTACTTTGCTTAAAATTCATTAGGTCAGTTATTTCGTTTTTTATATCGTTTTCATGAATATATCTTTCGGGTTTACTAGAATAACCTCTATATCTTTTTGCTTTAATAATTATAGTATCTTTTTCATTTTCTTGATTACAACATGATTTGAAGTTTAATACATCTTCAATAAAAGCCTTGATATTTAACATTTATTCGTAAAAATAATATGGAAAATCAATTTTTTATAAAAAATGATTATATAACATTTATAATTTTCTTATAACTAATATAAAATGGAATTCTGTGAAGTATGCGATAATATGCTATATGTCAAAACAAATGCGACTAAGCAATTAGTTAAATATTGCAAACATTGTCTATATGAAAAGGTGGAAACAATTAATACTGCTATTAGAATTTCGCAAACTATATATAGTGAAGATGATTTGTTATATAATCAAAACGTAAATAAATATTTGCGCTTTGACCCTACATTAAGAAGAATTAGAGACCCTCTTGTTAATTGCCCTAACGCAGATTGCACAGCTACTCCGGATAATAATCAAGTTATTTATATTAAATATGATGCTAAAAATATGAAATATTTGTATGTTTGCGAAACATGCGGACACACATGGAAGCAAATGTAAAAATTGATTTAATTTATGTTATTTTTATTAATAATGAATACCTTCTTTATTAAATTAACTGCTATCATTCTAAATTATGTTATATATAGCGATTGTTATGTATTTACTATGTCTCTTCAAGATAAATCACATAATAAATTAAAACTATCTAGAAAACCTCTTTTACCCCGACAATCGGGTTTGTGAAATTTGTAAAGAAAAAATTAATGTAAAATCTACTATTCCTTATAATTGTTCTATCCCACTCGGATGTCCTTATAATAAGAAAACACAAAACGATGACGAAGATTCTTTCAAAGGATAATTAATATATTTTATATTAATAAAAATGGAAAATAATTTTTATGCTGAAATAATTGCTACAATAGCAGGGATATTATCTACAATGGCATTCATACCACAGGCTTATAAAATATTTATTACAAATGAAACAGAAGATTTAGATTTTTTTACATTTACTTTATTATCTGTAATATATTTCTTATGGGTTATATGGGGATTGTTATTAAATAGTTATAGTATTATTATATTCAGTTTTATACAGTTATTTTTAATATTATATATAAATATGAAAATTTACAAAAATATCAAAGGGAATATCGTGGGTAATTATAAATTCATTTAAATAACTATCTCTTCAATTTCTAATACATTATATGTATATCTGGCTAATATATAGAAGTAATCCGACAATATATTAATATATTCTAAACATTCATGAATATTATGTATATTATTATTTGTTAATGATTCAGAGTTAAAATAATAATAGTTCATTGATACTAGTCTTCTTTCAGCAGTTCTACATTTTGCACGAGCTTTAAAAATAGAAGCTATCGTTATATTACCACCCGACAATACAAACATGCTTTGAACCGGTAATAATTTATCAATCTCTTTTAAATAATTTTCTATTTTATTTGTGCTCAATTCTTCATCTGATTTTTCAAACAATATTTTATTTTCTATCATATTTAAATCTTTTTGAAAGTCATAAAGTATATCATAGTATTTATAGATTAGAGTTGGATTTTCATTTTTTTTTAAATTTTTATATACTAGCGCATTAATATATCCTATCTCAGCACTTAGCTCATCTAATTCTCCAAGAAATTTTATTATTATATTGTTTTTTGAAACCTTAACTCCATTGCTTAAATGGGTAGTTCCATCTAAAATTCTCTTATTCATTTGTATTATTCTCAATTTATTTTTATATAAAATAAAAAATGATATTAGTATATTAGAATTACAATAACTAATGTCTATATCTTATAAAGCCAGTCATATAGAGGATATTTCTAAAACTAATGAATCACTTGGTAAAGATAAGATTTCTAAGCCAATTATGACAATTTATGAATTTGATAAAATAATTGGTATAAGGACGCAACAGTTATCATCCGGTGCTACCCCTTTCATTGGTAATATTAAAAATGTATCAAGTAATATGGAATTGAGACAAGTGGCGCTTGAAGAATTAAAACAAGGGAAACTACCATTTATTATAGAAAGAGTTTTGCCTAATAAAAAAAAGGAACATTACCGTGTAAGAGATTTAGATCTCGTTGCTATCAGAGACCGGATTAGATAAATATGTACTGATTCTAAAAAAAATTGATATTCGCTTATTTTTTTTTCTACTCACAAATGACCAAGTTCTTTGCAATCGCTTTCGCCGCTACTCTTATCGCATGTGTTGACGCCAGAATGATACGCATGCGTTCGGGTAGTTCTTGCCACTGCCGTCATCGTATCCAGAATGAGCGCGATGATGCTATCAAAAAACATAATGATGTTGCCAATGATATTGACGCGTTGAAGGCATTTGTAACAACATCCAGTTGCAAACCCGGGTATGAGTTCAATTATGATAATTCTAAGCTGGACAAAAAGGCTATCACTTGTGATAAGTGTCCTGAAAATTATTACCGCACTGCTGAAAATACTACTTGTATTCATTGTCCCGAAGGATATGTTTCAAAAGAAGGAAGTAGTATTTGCACTCGCGCTACTGATACTGATCTCAAACATTCGCTTTGTCCGATTGGCAGTGTTGTAGGAAATAATCCTTTTGCTGAAATACGCAAAAGTTGCAGAAAGTGTGACAAGAATTCAAGGGAATATATGCCTTATTTGAATAATGCCGATGATTGTTTGATTTGCCCGATTGGTTCTATCATAGATAGAAATAACGAATGTTCAAAATGTCCTATTGGATATTATGAAAAAAATAATAAGTGCGTTGAATGTGATGCTGGCTCATATAATGACATGGAGGGAGCTAGTCAATGTATGGAATGTAAAAATATCAAGTCAACATCATTCAATATCATGGGTGGTACCACATGTGATGATAGTGCTCTATTTAACTTGGCAGACAAATTGAATAGCTATGCTAATATTGATTATATATCTAATCCTCTCATCACTGGTATGCAGATTGGAAGTGCTATTGTTTATAATAATCGCAGGATTATCCAAGAGTTATCTGTGTTTGGTGGAGTTGTTGGCATTGTTGCTGTGGGTATCATCAGTGGTTAAATGAGTTAAATTTGTATATTATGTGTCTGTCTATTTTTATATTTTGAGTACATAATTTTGAAAATCTTTTGATTTTTTAAGTTTTATAAAATCTAAATAAAATTAAAATTATGTACTCTTTTTTAGAAATGAGGTATTTTGTATTTAAGAAAGTATGTTTTTGGGTTAAACTTATATCCAGTAATTCTTTTACTACGGATATTCACGATTAGTTAATGACATATCAATTTAAGTAATCTTGCAATATTAAAGATAATGTACAAGTTGATGTTAGACCATTTACGAGAGCCATTAATCCAAATACCATTAAAATAACTAATGGTATAACATTAGCATTCTTATACTTACTCATTTCCATATATGTTAAACCACCAAACATTAGTATTAATAATCCTAAGAAGGTTTGAACTATACGCATTATGCTATAAAAATTAATTCCTGGTGTCCCTTCAACCTTTATGTTGTGTGTATCATTATTAATTTTGATTAGATTACCCCCATAATTTAAATTATTAAATTGCAAATCCTTACTTATTTTTATATTTGCATCATTAGCAAAATATTTATCCTTAATATATTGAGAACGCCCAGCTGATCTACATACTATATAGATTTCATTAGCATATTCTAGATGTTTACGTATAGTATGTTGATTAAATCTAATCATATCCATTGGTATATTATAATATCCATAATCTCCTGATGGCGCAAAGCGTTTATTATATACCTCATCGCTCTTACGAATATCTATAAATATATATCTCATTCTAAATAACAATAATATTATTATTTAGAACATAAGAAGGTTATCGAGAACTACGAGAAGAGCGAGGACTACGAGAAGAGCGAGGACTACGAGAAGAGCGAGGATATGATCTCAATCCTTCTATTACAGATAAATCAGATACAATTATTTTTTTACTTTTGGATTCATCGGGACATATTTCACTTGTTTTATAATAACTTATTTCATGTCTTGGATAATCAATGTAATATTTTGTATTAAAAGGTAATAAAACTTCTGCTTCATTATAATTACTGACATTGTCAATTAGTATAATTTTGCTTCCTTTCGTTAACTTTATTCTCATAACACAACATTTACCACCCATATATGAAACAGCTTCTTTGAAATTAAAGGAGGCACTATTCAATGTCTTAGAAATAAAGTTTCCTTTTACCGACCCTTTGATATAGTATTCGTCATTAACACCTCTATAAAATACAAGTGGTTTTTTAATAACAGGCGATTTTTCAAATATTTTATATATGTCTTTAATATAGATTTTAAGTATATTTTTCCAATCAAATGATACATAATTCTCTTTTATATAATCTTCTAAATCTATTCTTGTATAGTCTTTAAATTTCTTATCAGTATTGTATAAATATTTTTTAATTTGATAATAAAATAAAATATAATCTCTATTTGCATTGAATTGTTTTTTATTGACTATGATTTTTGATTTTCTACTATCGTGATAATCAACTTCGTCAATATTAACATCAATATTGAATTTATTATTAATAAAATAATTTACTATAACATCTCCGTCATGTGTATGACATCTTAATGTGTATAACTCTTCTGATGTTAATGATTTTATGAATGCATTTTGCGATTCAATAAATTCATTATAATCATCTGGATTTACTGTAACATATAATTTATTTATAAATTTTTTATTATAATCATTATATAATAAATTAATGTTTATTTCATATTTCTTGAATACTATTTCATCATCATCGTGTGTATCAGATAAAATGTGTTTATCAATTTTAAACGTTTTATATGTTATATTAGTTTTTTTACCAGAAAACTCTTTTGATAATTCTTGATATTTCTTATAATATTCACACATCGTTTTATGATTTTCGTCCATATATATATCTTTATTATATTCAATGCGTTTCCTTGCGCGATATAAACTACTGGTCAATGACTTTTCAACATTCTGAAATGATTTATACATTTGCTATTTATAAAAAGAGTACATAATTAATAAAAAATTTATAAATTATAGAAAGTTTATAAAAATTATAGAAAATCAAATTATGTACTCTTTTTTTTTATTATATACTACAAAATATTATTAATAACTTTATAAAAATAAATTAGCCACTCTCAGTGGGGCTCGAACCCACGGCCACGAGGTTAAAAGCCTCGCGCTCTACCAACTGAGCTATGAGAGCCCTGGAAGTAATTATATCTTCCATATAATATATTTAATCTTGTCTTTATATGTATTATTAGTTGAAAAAAATGATTATTAAGATAGGGCATATAATTATACAAATGATGAATTACAATAACCTCACCAATATGATGATTATATGTTCAATGTTATATATTAATAACTACTTTATCATAGATATATTCAATTATTATATAGAAAGTATTGATATTTCTAAAATGATCATTAAAAAAAAGAGTACATAATTTGATTTTCTTAGAGATTTTATAAACTTTTTATAATTTATACTTTTTTATTTA